CTGGAGTGTTTTAACATACGCACGTATATCATTAACTGTACTTTGGGCAGGCATGTACTTGATCCAGAACTTGCCAGCTTTCTTGGCAGTCATCTTAACTTTCATTTCAATGTCGTCCAAGTTCTTAAATATCTCTTTTTGACCAACATCAGTTAACATACTATCAATACGCATAGCACATAATTCTTCACTAAGTTCAAGTGAGAGATACACACCATTCATGCCTGCTTGTGTCCAGTTAACACTTAAGTTTTGCATGAATAATGACTTGCCTGATCCACTACCACCCGCAAATATCTGCAATTCACCACGGTTAAAACCACCATATAGTTTATTATCTAAACATGGCCAACCAGTGCTTACTTGACCATTGTTGTTCTTAATCTTCATCAAACGTGCACGGGGATCAGCAAAGTAATCTGTACCCATATCCTTTGTTAGTGAAATTTGTACAGCATCCTTAATTAACTTTTCTACTGGATCGTAATTACCTTTTTCAAGATACTCAGCACTCTTTAAGATTGCTCGCTCAAGCTCCTGGCGTTTAGTGAACTTCTCAAATTCATCAAGGAACCACTCACTATCACTATCACGCATGCCAGGCACAACGTCAATAGTAACACCAGTAGTTGCTTTTATCTGGGTGCTATCAGGTATAGCATTATACTTTTCAGTAAATTCTTTTATGAATTTCGCACATGGACGTATAGCCCTGTCAAAGTTTTCTACATTGAAAATGTTACTAACTCTAGTATAGAGACTGTAATCAGTAATAATCATACGTAGGAAAACTTCCTGTATATCACGGCTATATTCTGTCATAAAATCTTTTTCCTCTTCATTTCCATAACAATACGACTACCAGATGCATTTTGTAATATACTTAACAGTGCCGGCAATCTGCCATATTTTCTTACTGCATCATTAACATCTTTGCAATCGCTTGACCAATTAGGTATACTTACATGATAGCCAAGATCAAGTGCACGATCACATACAGATAGACCAGTTTTATCCCTATCAGGAACAACTATAATTCTTCTGTTAAGACTACGCAGAACTTCTGCCTGTTCATCTAAAATAGTATTACCCATAAATGCACAACCACCAATACTTATGGCATCAAACTGACCTTCCACAAGAATACAGACATTCCAAGATGGGTCTTGTGCATCTACATTGAAAACATATCCACGTTGCTGATCAGAAACATATTTAGGGTGTCGCCCATCGTAAAATCTACTAGTATGACCAACAAGTCTGCCACGCCACCAGTAAGGTATAATTATACGTTGACGTTGTTCTCCATCTACCACGTAAAATCCATAATCAGTAGATATTCCTCTACGTTCTAAGTACTCAAGATGAACAGTATCGTCTTTATTAAGAAGTCTTGCGCCATCCGGTAGTTCTGCTGTTTTAAATTCAGGAATTTGTACAGTTTTTGTCTGTATAAGACTATCAATGCCTGCCCGGGCTGAAAAAGACTTAAAACTAAGTCGTTCAATCTCTTCTGGTGTTATGCCACACCACCCCAAGAAAAGTTTGGTATTTGATGAAAAATGCTTACCAAGTTGTATACCACATTTAAACCCACAATTAAAGCAGTGATAACTCCAACTGTCACCATTGCTAAATTTTATTCCTGCCCGGCTCCTGGTATCGGCATTATGCCCACGATTATGGCAGCAAATGGCATTGAACACATGCCATCCACTTGGCGTAAACCGTTTCTTTCTAGGAATAATGGATAGAATATCTAACATAGATAGTTAGATTTTACTAACTTTTCTGGGCAAAATCAATCTTGTTGGCAATTATCTAGCCAATAATTTTACTATATCACCCTGTAAATCACCATTAGAGTCAGCTGGTGGTGTACCATCGTTTACAATCTTCAACCTGATGTATGGATGATATCCATTTATCGTGTATCCCTCACAACCAGTATAGTTGGTGTAGTTCCACTCTGGACCAATTGTATAGAAAGTTGAAAAATCTCCAACTGTGCTACCTTGAAACTGGAGTGTGCCAGTGAAATTTTCTAACCAACGCTGTGTGGTTAATACTGGACTTTCATCTGTATTGATAATACTGCTATAATATGTACGGCTTAAGCCTGATTTTGGACGTGGATGCGTGGGTATCGTAACATTGTCGGCAGCGACAAAACTTGGTAATACACTATTAACTAATCTAATTACACCACGTGCACCACCATTGTCATCAACAAATACGGGATATTTAAATGTATTAACTGGTATTTCAAGACTATAAAAACATTGTTGACTAGGAATATTCTCTATATCAGCAGCGGTTAATTGTAAGCTGGTAATACCGGTGACTGGTAAAATAGGAACTAACGTTTTTTGTAATAGTAATTCTTTACCATTATAATTTATAATACGGCAAGTAATTGTTTTGCCACTAATATCAACTGGTTTTTGTTCTTGATTTACAAACGAAAATTCCAACAAATTATCAACACCACGGTTGACTACTAATTCTTTTGCGTACACTTTTTCATACCTCCTATTGGCATTTGCTGTAGTCTGTAATAAAACTACCAATTGTCTTTGGTTATATAAATAAACAAGGGTTTGTGCTGACACAGTTTAATCCTACTTTATTGTATTTATGACTACAGATTTTTTTCAAAAATTGACCGACAATCACCCGTTTATTACGGTATGCACATACGCTGGTAGCGAATATATTGGTGTTATCCAGAATAGAGATGACACTATAACTACATTTTACGATTATGGTGCAATAGTAGAACAAGAATTAAAAAAATTATTCCTAGATTTAGGCGATCAATGGTGGTGGGAAAGTAATAGAATGATACCAATCAATCTATTTTTAAAAGATGAATGGTCTCCATTTAAGCCCTACTTAAAAACGTTTGTAAATAAAGGACTAGTAATACTGCACGGCCCAGTAATAAGTATGAATGATATAGCAAAAAAGCGAATTAAACGCAAAAGCATTACTCTTGTAAAGAGGATGCCTTAAGTTCTTCAATCAATAAATTTAGCTGTACAACAACCAGATGGGCATATGCAATTGCATGGCTTTTCCGGAAAGTGTATCCATCAACATTCCTATCCCATATAGTTTTAGCTACTTCACTCCATGGTTTACCTATTAGGTGTCTTTTGCCCGGTCGTATAATTGCCAAGAACATAGCTAATCTAGGTATACTGTTAATTGGCTCTGGCATCTCTAGCATAGTGTTCCAGTGTTTTCCAATATGTATTAATTTATGGAAATACTCCTGATCCTGCAGCTTACTCCAATCAGGCTCATGCATTAAATCGATCAAGTGTGATTCACTTTCTACAGACTTATATACGTGAACATTTAGTAGATCCAATTTAACATAACCACGTTCTTCTGCATCCCTATAGTCAAGTGCACACATTCTATTAACGGGATCATACGGTATTTCGGTGGGATGTACACCAGTGTTGTGCTTTTTTGGAGGTCCATCCTTTCTTATAGATGCAGCTACTACATCTAAGTGACTGAGCAATACATCTCTATCAGCCAAATCTATGTCAATATCGGATGTGAATTTCATTTATTATTTTCTGCTTCAACGGCACGACGGCGCAATTCAGTCGAACTATAGTCATGCGACCGTTTATGATACCATATTTCTATACCATTGTCGATACACCATTGTTTGCCAGTATAATCTCTATTCTTGTATTCTTCACCAAGAAATCTTATGTGTATTGTCTGTGTTTTAAGTAATTGCAATAGATCATATTCTGTTGCATATACAAGAATTTCATCAATATATTTACACCCTTGCAGTTGCACATATCTTTCGTAGATACTTTGTACTGGCTTATTTTTTGTGTCTGGTCGATCTATCGTTGGATCAACCTGTAGACCCACAATTAACCAATCACATAGACGTTTTTCTTCTTTAAGCATTGACACATGCCCAGCATGGAACAAATCAAATGTTGAGCAGTTGAATCCTATCTTCATAATTCCAAATCTCCTATAATATACTTTATGTCGGTAATAGTTTGTGTATCACGCTTGAATTTAATACTCCATTTTTGTGGATCAATGTACTCAAACACTGCGTTTGTTTGGTCTTGATTTAGAGCTGATAAAAATTCAAGCCCAGACTTGCTGTGGTATAACAACCAAGGACTAATTTTGCCAGTTGTTATTAGATAACACAACTTATTAGTATTGGTATATTTCAATACATCACTGATCCTTATATTTTGATCCTGTGCAATATCTAGGAGTGTATCTGCGGATCTCCTAACGGCATCAAGTGGATCTTCACTACGTAGATATTCAAGCAAATATTTTCCATACTGACGATCACTGCTCCAGTTGTCAATTGATACCCTGTTGGTAACAAGCCACTTGATATACTCACGTGGATTGATTACCTGTGCATCTACACAGTAAGCACCAAATTTTACAAATGCACTATAGTAGCTACTTTTTATAAAGTCACTGTAGTCGGTGTTCTTTTTGTTTGGGTGATGGCGATTATAATAATCTACCCAAGAAGTATAACCTACTCTATTTGATTGCTTGTCTTTATCCAGCCAACGGCGTTTCTGTTCACATAGATGTTTAACCAACGTGCTTTCACGCACAAAAGTTCTACCACAATGCTCACAATTAAATGCATTAGTAGTTGCCTGATCTTTGCTCATATTGATCAATCTCTTGTCCATCAACTAGTGCAGCTAGTGTTGTCACATCCTGTAATTTCATGTCTGGATACATTTCGGCTAGTCTATGTTGATGATTTTGTGTAGAAACCCACTCACTAGCTGCTTGCTTTATGTCTGATTCGCCAGCACCCCGGTAAATTTTTTGAAAATATTCGACTACATCACGTTCTTTGGCTGCTTCTTTAAGATTGGAAACAGCGATCTTCAAATGTGGTATCCATTGATGAAATTGTTTGCCAAGACCTGGGCTGGCAGCACATAACATTAACCACTGTAACTCTGGGTGTTTTTGAACTAATTCATTGAATAGGTGTTTATTAGCGTGAGTATCTGTGCTCATGGTGTAATAACCGCCCAATACACCTGGTGCCTTTACTGCACTCATCCAATGTACCATCATATAAGGCACAAACTTACGTTGTTGCTCTTCTGTTAGTCCCGAGAAATAACCGTAGTCTTTTTTATCTAGGGCTTCTAGTGCTCCGAACAAA